TGGAAATGGTGATATTGATCAACTTGATGGAGTAGCTCTTGTTCCAAAAAACTATTCAGCAACAGAAAAAGAAATACAACATAGATTTTTTGCTAATAAAAAAGAAATTAGAATAATGGCAAGCACGCCACGACAATACGATAAATTTGAAATAAACAATCACGAACAATACCTTGAGGCAATGCAAAAATCTACAACAGAACTATTTTGGGGTGTGCCTAGTGATATTGAAATATTAGACGAAAGTGTTTTTGATTTTTACATAAGTCACCAAGATACAAAACGAAAAAGCAACCATGCATGGCTTAATGGAAACAAGTATGATGGTGTTGTTTTGTATAGCAAACATGCACCAGTAACTGAAAAAGAAATAGAATATAGATTTCTTGCAAATAGAATTGAGCACGATAAAAAAGTTAGTTGTAGTAAACAGTTTGAGCAATTTACTATTGACACACACGATGATTACCTAGAAGCACTAAAGCATACAACGACAAATATGTTTTGGGGTATACCCAGTGATGTCATACCAAATGAACAGTTTGAATGGGACGATTATTTCAATGAATATAATGTGTTAGATAGAAATATTACCCATGTTTTTAAAAACGGAGAGCACTATGATGGTATTGTATTATACAGCACTAGTGTTGAAGTAAGCAAAAAAGAAATTGAACATAGATTTTATATTGATAAAAAAGAACATGACAAAATTGCAAGCACACCTAAAAAATATGACATTTTTACTATAGATAATTACGAAGATTATACAGAAGCATTATATAATACAACCAGTGAAATGTTCTGGGGTGTGCCAAGTGATGTAGAAATTGCAAGCGATTGGGAGTTTGATTTTTATTTTAGTCACCATAATAGATACGATAGAGAAATAAATCATATTTTTAAGAACGGAGCGCACACCGATGGTGTTGTTCTTTTTAGTAGACACTTGTTAGTAAGTGAAAAAGAGGTAGAACATAGATTTTATATTAAAAAGAAAGAATGGGATATTGTTGTAAGTAATCCAAAAACATATCCTGTTTACACAGTAAATACATTTGAAGATTATGAAAACGCATTAGCAGATACCGATAATGAAATGTTTTTTATAGTTAATGATGATATTGATGTAAGCACTGATTTTAATTGGAATTTCTATATAAGCTATCATAACCAATACGAAAGAAAAATTAATCACGTTTGGAAGAACAAAGATTTTTACGACGGAGTTATGTTAACCAACATACATAAACCGTTGACAAAGCGAGAAATTGATTATAGATTCCTAGCAGTAAAAAAAGAATATGATGAAATAGCAAGTATGCCTAAGCCATATGATATTGTGTTTATTAGCTACAATGAGCCCAACGCAGATGAAAATTTTGAAAAATTAAGACAGCAATTTCCTGACAGAGTTGTGCATAGGGTGCATGGTGTAGAAGGTATTCACCAAGCACATATTATTGCAGCAAAAACTGCTGAGACAGAAATGTTTTATGTAGTTGATGGAGATGCACAAATAATTGATACATTTAATTTTGATTATCAAATAGCAAGATATGACATTGACGGACGTAGCACAGTTTACGTTTGGCGCAGTTATAATCCTATCAACAGTCTTGTATACGGATACGGTGGTGTAAAATTATTACCAAGACAACTAACAATTGATATGGATATTAATACTGCTGACATGACAACTAGCATTAGCAAAAACTTCAAAGCAATACCTGAAATGAGCAATACAACTGCATTCAACACTGATGCATTCAGTGCATGGCGTAGTGGCTTCCGTGAGTGTGTGAAACTAGCAAGCCGCAGTATTGATAGACAGAAAGACGAAGAGACACAGTTCAGACTAGATGCTTGGTGCACAAAAGGTGCAGACAAGCCGTTTGGTAATGCGGCGATCAGCGGTGCTATTCACGGCAAAAAATACGGTGAATATGCGGCAAATAATCCTGATGCACTGAAAAAGATAAATGATTTTGAATGGCTAGAAGAACAGTTTAAGCAATCATATCAACAAGCTGAATAACTGTTTCTAATTTTTGTGTGTTAGTTTTACTTTTTAGTGTATTATGCAAACCAAAATGCAAAGGTTTTGGCCACATACCAAAACTTACCCATGCATATCCATCATGCTCGTCGTTTAATTTAGGCAAAAATTCTTTTTCAATAACACACAAATAAGTATGAAAATGAAACTTGTCATCGTTGCTAATAAAAGTTTCTAATGGAATAGTTTTCTTAATATCAACACTGCCAATTTCTTCTTTTATTTCTCTTTGTAAACCTTCCCAAGGTGTTTCTACACCTTCGTTTGTGCCTCCAACTAATCCCCACAAATTATTTTTGCGTCCGTTAGCTCTGTGTAATAAAAGAAAATGTTTAGTATCTAGTGCATAAAATAATGCACCACTACAAATAATTGCGTTCATAAAATATATATGTTAGATTACTAGTTCCCAAGTGCCTCTTGGATAATAACCATCTACACTCGCTTGCCAATAATAATTATTCCAATACACTTGCTGTCCTGTATTTAGATTAGTCATATATGTTAGTGTGCTTGTATCTGATGCATCAAATATAATATTCCATTTGCTTCCGTCCCACTCAACAATATCATTTGTATCAGCAATGAAATCATCTCCACCGTTGCTTTTCCATGCATCAGCACCGTCTTCGTTTAGTTCTAATTCATATCTTACAGTATCACTAATATCTGGAAGTGTAACAAAATCAATAACATAATTTCCGTCTATAGTTCTATTTGTTGTGCTAACTTCTAATCCATTTACAAAAACAGTGTGTCTATAAACAATATCAGCATCAACTTCAGTATCAATACGACTAGATTTTTCAGAGATAGTAAATTTACGTTCTATACTACCTCCAACAGGTCCAGTAAACAAATAACGGAGTCCTGGACCTTTATTTGATTTATCTGCACTCGGATTGTATTTTATTGGATTTATTATTCCGTCCACACTACCTCTTGTTGTAGTGCTGGTGCTTATAAGAGTATCGCTAGGTAATGTATCTGGATCATAATCTATAGATATGCTAAACTTGTCATTGGCATTTGCATATGCAATTGTTCCAACAATTGGATTTAGAAGCTCTGCTCTATACAAACGTATCTGACTAATACCTGGCTGAAACTTTGCAGGTGCTTCTGCTTCAAAGACGTTTTGCCAACTTATTTCACCAACACGCAATTTACCGCTTAATACAAGTTGTGCTATAGCATCACTTACTGTAATATCAAAATTTCTATAACTAGCAACAATAGGATTTGATAAATCAAGTCTACCAGAGCCGCTTGAAACTGTTAATGTAGCACCGCTTGAATCAACAACTGTTCCGTCAGGTAAAACTGTTGTGCCACTTGCAGCATATGCTTTTCCATCAGTAGGAGGATTAAATCCTTCTAAGCTGATAGTGCCTGCTTCGCTGTTGAATACACTTGTAATAATGTCTGTAATTACACCTAGTTTTTTTACTTTAGCAGGCGGTGAAATATATATCGGTGCAATAAAACTTAGTGTTGCAACATCAATTTCACTGTCTGTTCCTACAGGAATTGTTCGTGAACTAAATGTAATATTTTCTAATTGTAATACACTTAGACTCGTCCAGTCAATGTAGTTGTCTGTAGTTTGAAATTCTAAATCAGGATTAAATAAAAAGAATATTTGTTCAAGTATTTGTAACTTTTGATCTGTGTTTGTGCTCCAAACATCTACGTTCACTGTTAGTGTGTAAGGTGTAGGATGTATACGTTCAACAGTATATCCTTTTGCTTGTTCGTTTAAGTATTCACCTGTTTCTGTGTCAACAGCACGTTCACGTAAATTAATTTTACTAACAAAACTACTGTCGCTCAATCTTGCTCTATCCATTTGCAAGTTTGTGATGTATACACCCATGCGTGGTGCGCTTGGCATTTTGTTTTCACTGTTATCTCTTATAATACTTGCAACTTGTCTTGTAATATCGCCATACATTACCGGAACTTGCCTAATGTCACCGTCACCGTCTTGATAATTGAAATGACTAAATGCCCTTACAATTTGTGTAACATATCTACGTATTTGGCCATCGTAAAAAAATAACATTAGGTGTCTGCCTTAACTTTCAATGCTTTGCTTAATGCTTGTCTTTCTACTACATTTTCGCCAGCAATGTTATTTACTGTTTCATTATTTACAAACGTTCCTTTTAAGGTTTGTCTTGTAATGTCAGGTGTTAGTGTTTGTCTCACAGCATCTTCTACCTTCTGCCAGCTTGTGCCGCTGTATCTAAATAATCTATTTGGATATAAATCAACACGCAAGAAATAATCTCCTATATTAGCTTCACTTGGAAATCCTGTTCCTGAACCATACAAAGCACCATTTGGCGGAAATCCATCTCCTACAAGATATCCTTTGTATCCAGTATCTCCTGGATTCAAAAAAACTGTATCAGCAGTGATTGTTCCGTCTGCTAACAATGTATCATAATCAGTAGACACAATAGCAACCTCACCATTTTCTAAAACACTCACAGTATACAAGTGAGCAGTTTCATAACCACTGGCTTTTGCATATTCTTCTGCTTGTGCAATGACAGCATTATTGATTTGCATTTCACGTTCGTATGTGCTTAACACATCACGTAGTGTGCTACCAGCATCATCTTCAGCAGGCAAGTCTAATATGTCTTTGTATTCTTGTCCATCGTAGATTTGTTTCAATCTAAGGCGATATAAATGTGGATACCAAGTTTGCGAATAACCTTCTGCTGCTCGTGTAATTTCATCAATGACATAAAATCTCTTCATAGCTACACTAAAATCATTTGCAGCGTATTCTTCTTTCATGTGAGGCAATTCAATAACATCACCTGCTATTAATTTTCTACCAATGGTTTTGACACTGCTATTAATATGCACAGTCATGAAAATTGTATCGTTTTGTAAAAACAAACCAAACTGTGATAGGTTAAAATCTGTATCTTGTAAATTGTAATGCCCACGTATTGTGTATATTTCTTCATCGTATTTTCTATCGCGGTTTTCTAAAAACAATAGGTCTTGGATGTTTGTTTCTTTGACTGCATCATATGTAGGTTGTTCAGCAGTAGCATTTTCGCTACTGGTAATTTTAGGTCCTAAATATTTGTGTATATGCAAGTCTGTGCCGCCAACAGTGAATTGTTCAAAGATAATCTTATCCATGAATTCATAGTCTCGGCTTTTCTCTGGTCTATATAAACTGATACGTGGCATAGTTATATTTATCGATAAATACTATTGGAGAACAATATGGCTGATGCAAATTTAACTACACAAAAACAACAAGTATTTGATTATGTAAACGCATTTTTAGGCGGCGGAATGGTGGATGTAGAATTAGATCCAATCCATTATGAAACTGCTTTGACCAAAGCATTAACAAAATATAGACAGCGTAGCGAAAACAGTGTTGAAGAAAGCTATGTCACAATCAAGTTAGAAGAAGATCAAAATGTTTATACATTGCCACACGAAATCATTGAAGTGAGAAAAATACACAGACGTAGTATTGGTAGTAGATTAGGCGGCAGTGCCGACGGTGGTAGTTTATTTGAACCATTTAATTTAGCATATACAAATACATATTTGTTAGCAGGTTCTGGTATTGGAGGACTTGCAACTTATGATTTCTTTGCACAACAACAAGAACTAGTGGGACGTATGTTTGGTAGTTTTATGGAGTTTAAATGGAACACAACAACTAAAAAATTAACCATATTGCAGCGTCCAAGAGCAGAAGAAGAAGTCTTAATGTTCTGTTACAACTATCGTCCAGATATGCAACTACTTGATGATTACAAGGCACAGCAGTGGATAAAAGATTACACACTTGCTAGTTGTAAATATATGTTGGGAGAAGCTCGTAGTAAGTTTAGCACCATTGTTGGTCCAGGTGGCGGCACAACACTAAACGGTGACACACTAAAAGCCGAAGCACAAACCGAAATGGAAAAACTAGAAAATGATCTTGCAATGGCTGTTGCTGGCGGCACTGGCTATGGGTTTTTAATTGGATAATTTATGGACTTCAACTATAACCTCTCTTTCCGATGTTCCAGGCTTAACACATATAGAACAACATAAACATTACAAAAGTTTAGTTGACTTATTGCCAAAAAACCCTAAAGTTTTAGAAATTGGTTGCGGTTGGGGGAAAAGCACGTGGGCTTGGTTAGATGTTTTACCTGGTGATTGCTCTTATTACATCTTAGATAGATTTTTATTATCTGAAAAAGATTTGAAACGTGCAAATCGTAGCTTTGCAAAATTTTTAAAACAAAACAAACTTAAAATAAGACAAAAAACAATTTTTTTCAGCATTATACAAAATCATCCTAATTATAATGTTATAAAAGAAGTTTGGGAAATGTTTGATTATGAATGGCAACAAAGTGATTTTTATACAACAAACTGGGATTTAGTTTATATAGATGGTAATCATCAATATTCAGTAGTTAAAGATTGGCTTAAAAGATTTCAAAATGTTCCTATAGTATGTGGCGATGACTATAGCCCTGAGACTTGGCCGGAATTAGTTTATGCAGTTGACGAATATTCTGAAAAAACAAAATGTAAAAAAATTATAATGCAGAAGGAAGATTTCTGGATAATAAAAAATCATTGACAAACTGTCCAAATCCTATTATTATATAACTTATGCATAAAAAGAAACTGTTGGTAATCGGTCATGGCAGGCACGGTAAAGATACTGTCTGCGAAATACTTAGAGACAAATATGAATATAGTTTTGAAAGCAGCAGTGCGTTCTGCTCTAAATTATTCATATATGATTTATTAAAGAAAAAATACAATTACGATAGCGAAGAAGAATGTTACGCTGATAGACATAACCACAGAACTGAATGGTATAATGCTATTAGTGAGATGAATGCAAAAGATGCAGCAACATTAGGCAGAGCTATTTTTGACGAGCATGATATTTACTGTGGACTTAGAAACAAACGTGAATATTTTGCAATGCGTAACACAAATGTTTTTGATTATGCTATTTGGGTTGACCGTAGTGATTATTTGCCCAAAGAATCTACAGACAGTATGACACTAGAACCTTGGATGGCAGACTTCTACATTGACAATAATGGCACAAAAGCTGACTTAGAGTTTTGGGTTGATGAACTGTATAAAGGGCAATTAAACACGTAGATAACCCCTCAAAATGCTATTTTTTCCGCAGATCAGCTAAATAATACTATAACAGATGATCCATAGGAGAAAATTAAAATGGCATTAGTATCACCAGGCGTCCAGGTTTCGGTAATTGACGAGAGTTTTTACACTCCGGCTGAACCAGGCACAACACCAATTATATTTGTCGCAACGGCGGAA